AGGTCTTGACGCTCATCAATCACGAACTCAACCTGAATCGCACCATCCGCGAACAGTTCCGAGTAGGTGAGAGCCGCCGCTGATAGTCGAGGACAAAGGTTCGCGGTCAAGTAAGCCGGGATGCCAGACTTCGATAACGCCTTGACACAGTACTGAAAGACGATCCGCGACTTCGACGCTTTGTCGTGCTTCGCCATCCACTCTTTAACGCTCTTCTTCGCCGCTGTCCGTTTCGTCCTGAGTTCCTGAAGTCGCTTCTGTTGTTCCTTTCCTCTCAAGAGGAGTTGTTCGTTTACTGCGATACCACGGTCATAACTTTGTGCCGCTTGCTGAAGGACGTCGAGTTCTTCGCCCGCGTCCTCCGCTTTTTTGTGGTACTGCGCTATCGCTCCCTCAAGTTTCCGGAAAGATAAAGCAAGACCTACCGCCTTTCGTTTCGCAGACGCCAACTCTCGTGTCATCTCACTGACCCGAGTCACGCGATATTCTTCTGCAATGTCCTGACCACACTTTGAACAAGTCGCTCTCAGACTCTCCGCCAAACGCAACGCCTTCTCTACTGTCCCAGCCGTCGCAACTGCGGAAGCGTGAGCGGTCATTGCCGCGTCGCGCTTCGGCTTCAACTTGTCTGCCGCTTCGTCTGCGTCCGCGTACTTCTGGGAGACTTTACCCTTCTTTGCTGCGTTCCCCCGAAACTTCTTCTTCAGCAAAGCAAGTTCTGCATTGACCACATTGACATTGATCTTACCGTCCGACGCCAACTCGATAAGATCCTCGAACTCTTCAACACGTTGCACCGCATGATCCTTGTTTAGAAGTGCTCTCGCTTCCCGCTTCTCAGCTTCGAACAGATCCGCCTTAACAAGCTTCCGCGCCGTTTCGTACTTCTCCAATTGGAGGACCTGGAAGATCAGTGCTTTCCGTTCGCCGTCCGTTCCGTCTACAAGCGTATTGCCCTCACTCTGATCGAGGTAGATGACAGAGGTTAGGAGATCCCACGTTAACCCCGTGAGCGTCTCAATATCGTCTTGAGCGCCCTTCCCTGTTGTGATGTTGTCGCCGACAGTGACCTCTAACTTCGCCGGGTTGCGCTGTCTCAAGATCTTCATCTCGCGACCATCCGGAAGGATCAATTCAAGTGCGACATACGCCTTCTCTTTTGGAACTGTGTCGCGGACCCATGCGTCCGCCTTCTGCCCCTTCCGTGTCCGACCGAACAACGCAATCGCGAGAAGCTGAAGGAAGTTTGTTTTTCCGGAACCATTAGACTCATCCCAATCAAGATTTTCTCCAGATACGACCGTGATCCCTTTCATCGAGAAGTCAGCCTTCACAAACTCGAACGAAAGAACATTCTCTGCGACCGCGCTTTGAAACTCAATCCCGCGAACGTTACGTGCTGAGCCGCCCGCCGCCTCAATCTTTGAGTTCAGATACCCGATCACCTTCTCTTCTGGAAAGTTAGGCGGAGCCGTATCCTTCACATACTGAACTACTGCCTCATCCTGCCCTGACTCTGGATCGATCAGCGCCGCCGCGCCGTCCGCGATAACTTCCGGAATGATATGAAGGACCGCGCCGGGATATTTGTTCTCCAGTCGCGCCCGCGCTGTCGCAAGCTCAGTTGAGGAATTCTTTCCGGACACTGGAACTCGACAACGAAAATCAATACCAGTCCAGTTTCTACGCTTCGTCGGAAAGTCTGGAAGATCCGGGTCGACCCATCCGGGTAGCTTGGAATTTATCCGCGTGAGCTTCCCGCGCCGGTCCAGGAAGAGATAGCCCTTCTGCTGATTGACCTCTCCCCAGTCGTGACAGATCGGAGAGCCGACGTAATGAACCGCCCCAAACTGTCCTCGCAACACTTGAGGTTTATGAATGTGACCACCTATACAAGCGTGAAAGACTCCGGGACAGAGATCATCAACCTCCGAGTCATCTGATCCATCTGCGACCTGAGTTCCAACTCGAAGCGACGCACCCTTTACCGTTTGGTGGAAACAAATAACAGCGGGAGACTTTGACGCGTTCGCTTCCTCCGATGCCCTGAGGACCGCTTGACGAAAATCCTCATCTTTCCGGAAGAACGGAATCATGTAGAACGTGATACCACCAAACCGGAAAGACCCTGGAGACGAGAAGACTTGAGACCCGAACCGTTCGAGCGCAGGGAACCAATCAGCCGCGCCGTCGTTTAGCGCGATCCGATCATGATTTCCCTGAAGGAAAGAGGTCCCGATCTCTGCTTTCGAGAAGTTTGCAATCATCTCGATAGTCCAATTCACAACACGAACATCTATCGGAGGAGACATCGCGTGTTTGACGTCGCCAAGATTAATTATGTGCGTGAAGGGATGCTTCTTCCGGATCGTGAAGATCTCTTTGACAACCTGATCCATTCGCGGAAGATTCGAGTTCGATAACTGCCAGTCTGAAGTGAAGAGAATCATTCTCTTTATCCTTTCGATCCTGTCCCCCTCAGAGCGTCGCCGTTCTCTCACCCTCCCCCGAGACTAAGAAGAACGCGCGACGCCCCAAAGAGCTTCTAAGAACGCTTCGCGCCTCTAATGTATGACGCTGCTTCGAGCAATTGCGCCGTTATAACTGCTGCCGCCGCCGGATCTTCTGGAGGAACTGGAGACCCGAGCGCCTGAATTGCTCTGTTGTAACTGACCGACGATGGACTCCCGAGAAGAACCTTCCGGAGATAACTCAGACAAGCAAGACGAGTTCCTCGAAGTTCCTCTGAAGTTGCTTCTCCGATCAACTCCGCGATACCGCTTGCATTGCCCGTGTTGACGTGACGGCAAACACCTATCACATCGACGCCGTTCGACTCGACGTCGGCACCGAGAGCCGCCGCCTTCTCATTCTTCCCCGCAAAGAACAACTCGCAAGCATTGATAACTGCTCTCGGTCGCGTAACCCCATAGGTGTTCAACTCCCGCGCGAGTTGCTCTGTCTTTCCGGAAAACTTCGCCGCCCTTGCCGCCCGCTTGATCAAGGTCACAACACCAGGGGAAGTTAACTCCCGCATCTGTACGCCGTAACATCGGTCTCGAAGTGTCTTCTTCAACTTTGAAGGTTCAGTAGTGCAGAAGATCCAAACGCCCGGTCCCTGTTCGCTTGGCATCAAGAGCGAGTCTTGCGCTTGCTTCGAGAGCGCGTGAGCTTCATCGAGAATGAACACCCGCGCCTGAGACGGAGCGGAAGGCATCAGCGAAGACTGTCGTATTAGCTCTCTCGCTCCATCAACGCCGGTTAGGTCTGAAGCATTCCGTTCGAGAATGTTCAGGATAACTCGTTCATCCCACGCTTTTTCCGGAAGTTCGTCCTTCCCGAAATGGTACTGCAAAGCTAAGAGCCGAGCGAGTGATGTCTTCCCCGTTCCCGCGTCTCCGGAAAGCACCCATCCGAACGGAGCGCCGGTCCGAAACTGTTCGAGGATCGGAACCACGTCAAGTCCGATGAAGTGTTTCAATTGACGCGGTCTTAGAACGTTTTGGAGACGCCCAGTCATTGGGTCCGCGCCGATACCATAGAAGCGAGAGACGGAGCCGCTGAAGCAAGCCGCGAGACAAGCGGCATCATTTGACGCCCCATCTGTTCGCGCTCCCGCTCTCCGCGCCCCTCAAAGAGTACCGCGATTTTCTTGTCAGCTTCTTCGAGCGAACCGTCATTGAAGATCACTTCATCAATGATCTCACGTAGGAACTCACGTGGATCAAAATCCAGTTGCATCGACTTACGCCCGGTCCGATGCTGTTCCCTTGTCGGTGCGCCCTTCTTCGTCGCTCTCTTCGTGGTTGCCTTCTTCGTCATTACTTTTTTACGTGTAGCCATAGTTTCAGATCCTATCCGCCTTAACAAATTGAGCGCGTCCATCGTTGTAAATCTTGTAGCCGATCTCTCGACCCTCGACCCCGCCCGCCTTGTTTTTGTGGTTTTTCATAAGTCCCTTGATCCCGATGATATCAGAACCGAGTCGCATCTTTCCGGAATCCTTCCCCTTCCGCCGCATCCGGACCCGAACGTGAGCGTAGAAGGGGAGAGCGTTCCCACCATTTGAATACCACGGATCGCCGAACGCAATCCCCGGTTTCTGTCTCAGTTGATTGATAAAGATCGCCACGCCGCCGCATGATGCGACGACACCGATCCAGCGTGGCATGAGCCGCGACATAAGCTTCGGAAGCGCCTGATCGTTCCTCATGTTCTGGTCGTCGATCTCGTCTTGTGCCGCGCCCTCTGGCATGATCGACGCGACCGAGTCGAGGATCAGGAAGGGATTCCGATCCGCCGCCCTCACTGCCTTCATCCAGTGTTCTGCTTCTTTCAGTAGCTCTTCGCCCGTGATCAGATGCGGTTCTTTCTCCGTCCCGACTGTTCCGAGGTATGGTTGAAGTAATGTGAACTGTTCTTCCTCCGGTCCGCATTTCAGACCGCGAGTTGTGCTCCACTTCTCGTCAAACGATTGTTCGAAGTCGAGCAAGCCGACAATGAAACCAGCCGCCTGTGCGACCGCGCCGATGTCTGTCGCGATTACAGACTTTCCGGAAGACGGTTGACCAGACAGTTCAATTATCGATGGAACCCTGATCCCTGTTTTGTGGTCACCGAACACCGCGTTCAAGCCGACGTTCCCTGTATCGAGTCGCCGGTTCTCAAGCATCCGATACGGTTTGTGTTTCAACGCGGAACGGATCTTTTCCGAGGTCGGAAGCGCTTTCTTTCGTGGAGTTGCTGTCTTCTTTGCCGTTGCCATAGTGTCACCTTCCGGAAGCTGGAAAAGGGTCCGTGAAAAACGGACCCTCCCAGTGTGCTGCTACTTACGCCGCGTTGTCTTTCGAGGAGCCGCCTTCGGAGCTGCCTTCGGAGCTGCTCTTTTTACAGTGGTCTTCTTCGGAGCCGCCTTCTTTGCAGTGGTCTTCTTCGGAGCCGCCTTCTTTGGAGGTTCCGCTGCTGCTTCGTCTGCGCCGTCTTCGAAATCAAAATCAGCGAGATCGTCACCTTCCGCTTCCGCTTCCGGTTCCGCTTCCGGTTCCGCTTCGGTCTCATCCTCGAAGTCAAAGTCGTCGCCGTCGTCGCCTTCCGGTTCGGCTTCCGGTTCAGCTTCCGCTTCCGAGTCGTCTCCCTCGAAATCGAACTCTCCCTGATCGGCTTCCGGTTCAGCTTCAGCTTCCGCTTCCGCTTCCGGTTCGGCTTCCGAATCATCTCCCTCAAAGTCAAAGTCGTCGCCGTCGTCGCCTTCCGGTTCAGCTTCAGCTTCTTCCACTTCCGGTTCAACTTCGACTTCTTCCACTTCCGGTTCAACTTCGACTTCCGGTTCTGCCTTCGGACGACGTCGCGACGTTTTCGGAGCTTCGTCCTCTGCCTCCTTTGTCTCTCGACGTGGGAGTTCCTTCCCCTCAAACATCGCTTTCTGAATTGCCGGATCGTATTCCGGAATGATCTCCTCAAAGCGTTTGAGCTTTTTCAGAATTTCCTTCGGAACGCGCGTCCGCCCTTCGTCCGGTTCCGGAGCGCCATAGCTGGTGTCTTTCATACCAGTCCCGACGCGATTGATCGTCAGGTTCCTGCCCTTGATCGGATGATCATAGAACACCCGAGTCGAAGAGAGCCGGTTCTGCATTTTTGTCGAGAGCGACTTCGCGCCACCTGTGCTGACATACCAGAGAAACGGACCGTCCCAGTCGCCGCCATCAACGGATGCGACTTGCATGATCATCTGACGCTTCGCCCGCATCGCTTCCGCTTTGTCCCGCAGACTCTTCTTCGTGCTCTTCGCCAGTTTCGGAATGACGCGGTCGCACAGCCAGCAAGAACCTTGACCGTCTGTGTCCTTACCGCAGTTGACTAGCCGTTTGTCAGGACCGACGTCCCCATGCTGCATGATAATGATGTAGGGAGCACGGTCCAGACCGTTTCTGTTTGGCAAAACGCGGAAAGTGTTTTCACCTTCCTTCAGCTTGAACTTCCCGCCCGCCATGATTTTCTTTACTTCTTTTCGTGCATCTTCGCGCCATCCCATAAGATGACCACCTTTCTACAGACTGCCCTTCGGATATTTTTTCCGGAGACTTTTTTCTATATCTTCTGTTGAGATCTTCGTCGCCATCTCTTTAATCAAAGTTCGACCTATGTTTTTCAGATCTCCCTCGACTAGACCACTAACAACCTGAAGCGCAAAGCCACGCTGCCGGAAGGATTCGAGAAGAGACTTCGTGTACTCTTCCTCCACCTCCGCCGTGTTAAGCCGCGCCTTTGCCTTCGCAACTTTCTTCTGAGTTGCGACCATCGACTTTACAATATCAACCGTCGCCTTTTCTCCGATACGTTCAAGATGCCGCTTCGCCGCGAGATATGCGTCTGCCTCAATCATTTCGAGGTACGCTTTTGCGTTTAGTCGTTCCTCTTGTTTTTGCGCCCGGAGTCTCGACGCCGCTTCGTGCAACGTCGCTTGAGTTGTGCCCGCTAAGACAATCGTGTCCGCATCGAATGCAAGACCGTTCAAGAGTTCCTCGACGTCTACGCTTTTAGCAATGTGTTCTGATAATTCCATCCTGACCCTTTACTAATACGCGATCACGCCGCGAGTTCAAATTCTTCTGCCATCTTCGCATCTACCTTCACGTTCTTGTTCTTCCAGTCATTCAAAAGAATCGGAAGCGGTCCGCCCTCGTAATCGACCTGGACTCCATAGCGGAACCCGACCGTCGCTTCAGCAAGTAACGGAACCTTCAACGAACGTCCCCAAACTTTCCGGATGTATTGCGGGACTGCTTTCTCTAGCAAAAACTTCGATTGTTTATGAGCTTCCGGAAGGTCACGAACCTTCGTCCGCCAGACAATAGCGTCGTGTACTTCCATGATCGGGCGACTGAGCGCCGGAAAGAGATCCGGTCGAACATTCATCAAAGCCATTGCACAAAGTAGAAACGTGTGAGCCGCGCCCTGAATTGGAGTATTGATCGCCTGATTCGCCGGGTTCGTATCCCGGTCATCTTCTCCGCCGATCATACGCCGGAATCCGAAAATGTTTTCGACGTAGCCGTACTTCTCCGCGAACGCCCGCTGATATTTGATAAACCGCGCGACACCCTTATACTTCCGGAAATATCTTTCGTGGAACTCCGCGACCCGTTTCTTCGTGGTCTTGACCCCTTGCGCTGTGAGGTAAAAGTACAGACCGTCTGGAGACAATCCGAAGACCATCCCGAAGTGACAACCTTTAACAAACGTCCGCGTCTCCTTGTCGCCCTTGATAAACTCTAGTGACCATGCCGGGTTCAAAAGGTTCCCGACGAGACAATGAATGTCTGAGCGCGGGTCGGAAGGATCAGCGGAAGCGTGAGCTTCGCGGAACTGACGCGAGAGGAGAGGATCGCCGGAACACTCCGCCAACATCCGAATCTCGATCTGACCATAGTCATTCGAAATGAAAGCGTCGAGGTCGAGGATCTCTTCTGGTAGCGAGTAGGAAAGTCCCTTCTGTTCACGATCCAAAGCCTCTAGGAGCCTCTGAGAGAGTCGAGAGTCCTCTGTAAGCAATCGCCAGTTACGATCACTCACGAGCAAGTTTTGAAGGAACGGAGAACCATGTAAGTTTTGGAAGTTCACCTTGCCATCGAACCCATCACGAGAACCACCAGATCGAAGACGCCCAGTAGCCGCGCCGGTCAGAAACCATTTAGTCCGGAGTTCGCCTTTGTTCATCTCCGCCGACTTCAGATAGTTTGACAGATAGGTTGATTCCATCTTAGAGAAGCGCCGGTACTTTATTACTTTTTCCGGAAAGTCGTTATGGTACTTCCGACCGAGAAGTTCGAGGATCTCTTTTTTCGTTGATCTTTCCGGATTCTTTTTCTTATTGTGACCAACGCGATACACTCCCTGTCCGCGCCCCTTCGTGTCCGGTTCCAAGGGTTCGAACCCGAGCTTATCATAGAGAACTTCCGCGATCTCTTCCGGTGTGTTCGGGTTCAAGTCTGGATTATCTGCTATGATCCGGATCTCGTTCGCCAAACTCTCCACCTTATGAGGGATGACCCGCGCCGCTAGTTTGAAGTGATCCATATCGAGGACAGGTCCGCGATCTTCCATCCGGTCGAGCGTCCATCCCGCCCGCGTGTAGGTTCGGAGAAGCGAGAAGTCCACCTTCTGAGCCGCGATGATATCAAGCTCCATCCGCTTTGTCACCGCCGCATCCGCGCCATTGTAGAGCGTCATGATTGGAATTGGAATGTCCGCATAGTTTCCGGAAACAGCAACGTAAGGTTTGATCAGATCGTAATATCCTGCATACTCTGGGTAACCCCGTTGCGTGACCGCTGCAAGACCGTGTCTCTTCTGGAAAGACTGATTGAGGAAAGACGCATAGATCGTGTCATATAGGTAGCCGTGAACCGTGATCCCGAGAAGCGCGAGAATCTCATCAACATCGAAGCTCCCGTACTGAAAGACTTTCTCGATCTTTTTGTCTTCGAGTAGATCCTTCAGCGCCGCGAGAACTTCCCGACGTTCCCCCGGAGTCATGAGCGGAAGGTCTTTGTGATTCAGATAGACCGTCCGCGCTTGATTCTTCGCCCATGAGAAGCCAATACAAATGATCTTCTTCTCCCGGTCGCGACCGAAGAAGCCGGTCTCGATATCGACCGAGACCCGCTCACCTTTTTCCGCTGCGCGTCTCGCATCGCTGACAACCTTCCGGACACTCTTCGGTTTGAAGACTCCCTTCAAGTTCTGAGCTTTGAGCCATCCGAAACGACCTGAATACTTGAGATGTTCCGCAACCGCTGACAATCGCTTCTGAAACATTTCGAGCTTCCACTCTGCATACTTACCGCGCGTGAAATATGAAGGTGAATCGAGACAGTAAACCATCGCGTCATACTTCTCACTCCAGAAGATAGATGCCCCGCCCTTGTACTCTTTCCCGAAGAGCGTCATCGCTGTCTTCTTCCCGAGCGCAACGATGATCTCGACCTTCCCTTTGTTGAGACCGAACGCTGTATCAGTGTGCTGTCTACAGTGCGCGATCTCTTCGCCGGTCGGTTCCCGGTCGAGAACAACTAAACCGCCTTGCGCCTTCTTCACGGGACGACAGCGGACGATGTTCTGAATATCGAAGTCGCCGCGCGAGAGACCGACCGCTTCCATCTCCTCCCAAACCATCTTCCCTTCCGCGCCCGTGAGTTCGAGTCCATTGATAACGTCTTGCTTGCCCACCGACAAACTAAAGAGCATCGCCCGCCGCCGATGTATCCTCTTATGCCCGAGAACCTTCCGCCGCCCCTCTGTGTCCAGCGGACAGTTATGGCAACCGTATCCAAACTTTCCGGAACGTTTCTTTGGTTTGCCTTTCCCGTCCGAAAGCATCGGACGTTCCGGGTCTAAGAGGTTCAGCCACAAAGCAGGAGTCGCCGACTTCATAGCTTCACTCGTTCACCACTACAAAGAATGTGTAAGAAGGGTCCGCCGTTGAAGTCGAGGTTCTCGTAATCCATTGGATGATCATAGTACAGCTTTCCGCACTCGTCACAGACACAGTCTCCGCCCGCTCGAATAAACTCGACCTCTGAATCCGATTCACCCGCAAGTCTCTTGAAGGGATTCATAGCTTGACCCGCCGTCCATCACAAAGAATGTTTAAAAATGGAAGGTCTTGAAAGTCGAGAATATCCCAGTCCATAGGATGATCGACATACAACTTCTTACACTGTTCACAGACACAGTCCCCACACGCAAGCGAGAACTCAACCGCTGAATCCCCTTCGCCCGCGCGTGGAAGATCAAAGAGGTTCATCGGTGGACCCTGCGGAAGCGGTTCCATTAGAGAACCTTCCGCGAAACGAGAAGCTGAGCGTCGAGGTTCTCACACTTGATCAGAAACGGAGAAGTCTTGTCGCCATAGAGGATCTCAACCGCCGCATCAGCGGGACAGAGACTCAGGAAGGGCATTAGAGGCGGAATAAGGATCGTCAGTCGATCCCCCGGAGAGGTAACGTCTAACGACTCCCGGAACGTTCCCGAAGGCGTAGAGACCACGAAGAGCGCCTTCCCTTCCTTGCTCTCTGTATCAATCCCGACCGTGATGTCTTCCGCCTCTGACTTGTGTGCGAACTGGGACATCTCACGAAGAAGCGCAAGAACAGTCCCAACCGGATAAAGTGTAATCCCTTGTTTGAATTTCGAAGCAAGAGCGAAGAGTTTCTCAAAGTGTTTTTCCGGAAACTTTTTGAGAGTGTCCCGATCATAGGTCCTGTAGAGCGACCCGCCCGCGAAAGTGACTCGCGCCGCTTCCGTGTTTCGCCAGAGTGTTGAGTCTGAAGTCACCGCCTTAAGCAGATCAAGCGGGACGGGTCCTCTCCAGTTTCCGGAGACTGGCGCTTTTATCATGGTGAGTTGATTCGAAGCGAGAAGCGAGTCTCCAGTAAACCATACACAATCAAGAGAAGGATCAATCCCTTCCCCGCCCGCATAGCTAAGCGCGAGTCGAATGAAGTCGTAGTCGAAGCCACCTAGATCTAGCTGAGTTGCCTTCGTCGTCTTCGGCCACGGTTCAAACCCTTCTGTTGATTCCTGAAGCGGAAACTTTCCGGAACGTCTTCCCGCGCGAACGATTAGAGTATCGTCAACCTGAGAGATCGTCAGATCCCCGCTCAACTTCTTCAGTCCCTTAATCCACTGAAGGAAGAGCGCCCGGTTAACATTCGCTCTGATCGCTTCGCCGACTTGACCTTCAATCCATGTCTGAGCTTGGAGCGATGACGCCGCCCGAAAGAAGATTCGTCCGACCGTTGCATTCGTCGCTATCCGCAGTAGGTGTGACGCTGGAAGCGCGTTCACCTTTGGCACCTTCTCAAGAACCGCTACCACCTCTAACAATTTGTCTATCGGAATTTTCATAGCACCCTGACCCTAAGCTTCCCGTCACTTTCATCAAAGACCCACTCGACGCCATTTTTGAATTGCTTCCGGAAGGTTCGAAGGTAGTAGGCGTGGTCTCCGCCCATCTCTTCGAGGTACTGATCAAACTCGACCCGAGTCATTCCACTGTCGCGCATCTTATCAAAGAGCGGTCGCGCAATACTCCCGCGCGTGAACGGATTATTCTTCGCCGTCTTTTTGAATCCAGCCTCCCGCTTCTGAACTTCAGTTATACAACGGAGACTTTCCGCTCGAATTTTCGCCGTCATCTCGATCAGTCGCATGATACGCCCCTCTGCAAACAGCCGACAAGGTAGCCGATCCTGACAATAGGTCGAACACTCGTCCGCTTCTCGATCATAGAGTTCACTACCAAAACATGACGCTCGTGTCGGATATTTTGACAGTCGCTTCAGACATCGGTAGCACGTCATACACTCCGGAAAGAAAAGAAAGCCGCCAACATCGCTTGTAGAGAAACGATCTCCACAATCAATACAAATCAAGATTGGTGACTTTCCGGGTTTCATTTAAACAAGTAGAGGAAATCTTCGACCGTGACCGACGTCTGCGCCGACAACCATTGAACCTCAGCTTGGAAATGTGAGAATACGCGAGACGATGCTCTCTCCGGAAGCTGACCGCCGAACACATAGAGATCAAGCGTCTCTCGAAGTTCCTCTGAAGCGAGATCGTAGAAACGCTGTACCCGCTCTTCCGCCCCTGGATTCATCTCGGAAAGAACTGGAAGGAAGATGCCCTCTACTGGATCGTCATAACTCACGACGACCCCCTTCCGCTTCTTATAGTTCATCCCCTTTAGGACATCCTGAAGACGACGCGAGACCGCGTAGGTAAGAAGCTTTGGGAATGGTTGGCGCTTGCCGCGCCGGTCCTCGAATTTCTGCTTCGCGTAAATGAAATGCTCCGCTCCAATTGCATAGAGATCCTCAACATCGACAGAGTTCAGGAAAGATGGTGGTATCCGGGAGTAAAATCTATGTGCGAGTTTCCAAAGAAGCCGCGAGTAGTCTTCAAATTTAATTTCTGTAGGATGATCCGACATCCGCAATCTCCGATCACTTAGGTTACTTACCGGACAGTAGCGCCCTTGAAAAATTCTGTCATGCGAGACGTAAGATATCCGCTCTCAATCCCGCCGATCCAGTCTAGCAGAGCTTTCGCTTTCTTCGCCCGCTCCGCTTTCGTCATGAAGCGTTCCATCGTTTCCCACATAGTTGTAAGTTCGCGGTCGATGTGATCCTTTGTCGCTCCAGAGAACTGGGAGTAGTCACTCGTTCGCGGAATGTAAACCGTCCGGAAGCATCGATGCACTCGATCCCATCTCGCACGGAGCTTTGGGTATTTCGACCGAACCTCATTCGGAAGTTTCCGGAAGTCCGCCTTCGAAGGATCGACGCCGTCTAGGATCATCGCTTTCGCGCCGACCGGACCGAGACCCTTGATTGCTTTGATATTGTCACTTGGATCGCCTGCAAGCGCTTTGTAACGCGACCACTGTCCCGACGTGATACCGTGCTCTTCCTTCAGGTCCGCTGCCGTGTAGAGCTTGATACCACCACCGTTCTCAGGTCTGAGAGCGAAGCACCTTCGAGAAAGCAACTGGAAGAGATCCTGATCGTTCGAGTAGAAGTAGGAAGCGCCCGCGATCTTGTCGCGGACCCACCGTGTCCCGATGCCGATCAGGTCATCAGCTTCGAGCGTCGGAACCGCCACCGTTGCGAAGCCACATATCCGAAGGAACTTCAGAAGTTCCGGAAGTTGAGCGTGAACTTTCTTCTTCTCATCGTCTACCTTCCGCTGTCCCTTATATTCCGGAAGGATGTTATAGCGGAACGAGCGCCTCTGGGTTGCGCCGGGATATCCGGAGTCGAAACAGAAAACAATCCGCGCCTTAGAAGCGATCTCTAGCAGCGTGAGAATCATCGAAGGAACCCCGAACAGAACAGAGGTCGGATTCCCTGCGGAGTCCGTCAGTCTTTGGTGTGCATAGTGCGCCCGGTAAACGAGATTCGACAGGTCCACAAAGACAACGTCGCCAGATTCTAGCATAGGTTTGCAACCTCCAGAGAGACCCTCTGACGAAGCGACCGTGACCATGGCTTAGCACCTATCGCCGCTGTCTGGATCTCTTCCTGAGACAAGTCGTCCGCGTCCGCAAGTGGGAGCGGATGAACAAAACGTACATCGAAGTTCTCATCGCTGAGCCGGTCCGCGACATTGATCGCCCCTTCAACGCCGACGCGATCCGCATCCGAGAAGATGACCATCTGGCGATGACCCGACTCCCGGATCTGATCAACCTGAAGCTCCGTTACTGAGTGACCAAGTAGCGCCGAGCTTCCGACTTTGAATCTGAGAAGCGCCTGTTCAATTGCGACCGCCTTGAAACAACCTTCTGAGAGGAAGAGCGGACCCTTACCTTCCGGAGAAAGATTGTACATCGAACGTTCACCCGCTGAGTTGAGATACTTCGGTTCCCGGCATCCTGTCCAGTCACGTCCGACGATCCCCTTTAGTTCCTCTTTGAACACGACCGGAATGATAATCCTGTACCCAAACTTTCCGGAAAGACAACCACCTAGATAATGTTCCTCAATAACCTTCGGAGTAACACCGCGCTCTAGTAGGTACTGCCGCGCTGTCCAGAGAGGACCGTCTTCTTCTTCCACCGTTGATAGTAGTGTGAAGTCTTCCGGAAGCTCTAACGGTTTCTCTTCGGCTTCCTCGACCACGTCCATCCCGGAATCGTAGATAGAGACTGAATCAATCTGAAGCTGAAGCAGGATCAGCCGCGTCGCCTTCCGACTCTTCCATCCGCAGTTGAAACAATGAGCAACAGATTTGAAATAGTTCAAACCGAGGCGGAACCTCATGTCGTCACAGAACGGACAGCATAGGTTGACTTCGTTTCTCCGAGAGACGTTGCGCCTGTATTGAACGCCGCGAAAGGTCAGAGCTTCGAGGAAGGTCATTCGTCGTTCTCCAGTTCTTCAAGCTGTTTCAAGACGTCCGCCCGCTCCATTGCTTGCGTTGCGTCGCGGTCGAAGACCAGCATTCGAGGAAGGTCAGGCATGATATTACACCCAATGTTTCCCCGGTCGAACTTGTGAGCCGCGACATGGACATAGATCGACTCGTCTCCCCAATCACCGCGACCGAGAGCGAAACAGCAAGCGACCTTCTTAGCTTTCCCAATGTCTTCGCCGACCTCATCACCAACGATGATCTTTAAGTCCGATGTGTTCCGCTTCGTCTGAGCAGCAGTCCATCCTAGTAACTGCTCCCGCGCCATGAAGCGACGAAGCGCCCGATAGATCTGATCGAAGTCCATTCGCCGTTGTTGGTTATTTGCTTCCGGTTCGATCTCTTCATCGTAGTCGACAATAATCGCATCAACCTTGAACCCGAGTTCCTTCTCCATTTCATAGATCTGAATGATCTTAGAGACTGTGATCCCGCCATCCGTTCCGTCGTAGATCTTGAGCTTTGATTTGATAAGTCTCCGGAACCTCGCAAAACGTCTCCGCAATTCATCCGGATCATCACCAACTTCTTTGACTGGAATCTCTGCAATGCCCGCGTCAAAGCGATCCTCCACGTCATCTCTTGGGTCTTCGAGCGTGATGTATAAAACGTTCAATCCCTGAAGAGTGTACGCCTTCGCGATCTGGATCAGGAAGAGACTCTTCCCGCGCTTGTAGGGAGCCATCACGAGACCGAGCTGACCTCTCGCAATGGAGCGAACCATCTGATCAACGGGATCGATCATGATCGCCGGATAACGGGAGTCCTTCCGGAAGGCGCGGCGCATGATCCGATCTTCAAGCGTAGCGTAGTACTCCGCGACTTCGACCCCTATCGAGTCCTCAATTGAAGAGACCCGCCGAACGATGGACGCGAAGACTTCGTTCGATAGTTCGTTCGCCGCATTCAGTTCAATGATTTCGTCGATTGCCTTCGTCCGCTCCGCTGTAACCCGCCACTCGATAAGCCGATCTGAAACAGCTTTCGCGTTCGGGTCGTCGTGGAGTAGGTTCCGAGCAAGACCCGCGAGTTCCTTCGCCCGGTCCTTCCCGAATCGAGCAATCCGAACGTGTTCCTTCAGTTCGACGCCGATCAGTTTCCCGATAGGTTCACGGTACTTTTTGAAGTGGTCGAGTGCTTTTGTCGCGATGATCCATCGATCACGGGAACCGCTATTCGATGCCGGTTTGAAGTCTCCCGCCGCGAGAAGCGTCGAGTGTCTTCGGAGGAACGCCCGGTCGTTTATGATCAGCGACAGGAGAGAATCCTGATAACCAACGTCGTCGATCAGAGACGGCATAAGACCGACTCCGCGAGTGTTGCCGTCAAGTCCAAGGTGAGTTGCGGTAGCGTCGTAACAGACGCCGATCCGCTTCGTGGGAGGCTTTCTCGCGATGTACGGTTAGGGCTTCTAGGTATCTTTCCGGAAACTCTTCCGGGTGCTCTGGGAGTTGAACGCTGAAGGTTGCGGAATTTATCGCCTGCTGTTTTCGAAGTCGCCATGATTTGATTTGCTCACCATTGGGAAATTTTTTCTGAACCTGACTGTCAAGGTACTTCATTGCCGACGTTCCTGTCAAGACCTTTATCGAAACACCTAATCGATCTGAACTCGCGCCCTTGCCGCGTCGGTACTTCCCAAGCAAGATACCGAGTAGCTCAGACAGCGGGAGCCGATGTTTCAAAATAGCACCCCTCAAGTTTAACAAACGGACAAGGGTCTCCGGTTTTGTATCAAGGATCACATCGATGCCCATTTTGGAAAGCGCCCGCTCAACACGACGGACGAACTGCATCGCTTGAAGTTCGGTTGCCGATAGTCGCTTTCGAAATGCTTCCCGTTTGTCCATGTATTGAAGATACGCCTTTCTCCGATCCTTCCGGAATCACCGCGAAGCGAAAGGGTCTCGCGCACGCGAGAACCCGAACTAGCTATTGTCTAAACGAAGTGAGCCTGAGCGAAGCGAAGGTAGACATTAGCTAGTTCGAACCTGTATTACCTTATCCTCTATTCCTTTGTTCTTCAAAGAAAGACTCGGGAATCCCCGTAGGGGATTCCCTCCCAGAAAGAAAGTTCCTACTTTGTCGATATCAGCCCCTTCAGACGGGTCTCAGCAAGATCAAAGAGATAGCCAGCATTGTTCCTCCAGAGCTGAGGATCGACGGTCACCTTCAATTCTCTGAGCGCCCTACGACGTGAGAGCGTCGCATCCCTGAAGGGATTACAACCACGGGTTGGAGCCTTGTCGCCAATGTCGAAGTAGATCAATCCAGTCTTTCCGGAAACTATCCGAGCGCCGCGCCCATACTTCTGTTTGACGTCGTTCCCATCACGCCCGCCCGCTGCTTCAATGATCACATCGAGCGACTTGATATCGACTCCCTTCCGAAAGACTCGATTGCAAACGAGAAGCGGAACCTTCCCCGCGTCGAAATCTTTCCGCGCCCGGTTGCGAACCTTCGCCGGAACCGCGCCATAGATCGCCTGAGGATTCAGGTCCGCTAGTTCATCCATAATCAGTTCGATATGTGCTATCCGGTCAACAAGGATCGCTGTCCGCTTGCCGCGTCTGAACGCCTCCCGAGCGAGAGCAAAGATCGCTTCGTTTCTTTCCGGAGACATCACAAGATATTCTCCATAGAGCACCGTGTACGGAAGCTCTTCGAGTTCACCTTCCTCGAAGTTTATGTGACGCATGACGTCAACCGCGACAACCGTTCCCGGAGAGAGCTTCTCCTCTCTGACGCCCTTCTCGTACGGGTAGTTGTAGACGACCGGACCGGAGAGCGCTAGAGCCGGGAACAGCGCGTAATCTTTCTGGAGTTCGAGCGTCGCCGTAAGACCAAAGACGCCTCTTGGTTGAAGTAGTTTCAACGTCGCGCGGGTCCGTTCGTTTAGCTGAAGGTGCAATTCATCGAGGAACATTGCTGAACAGTTGTTCCCAAGATCTTTCATGATCTTCGACTGTCGATACTTGTGAAGAGTTTGAATCGTCGCAACCGTGATCCGTTTCGGATCAAACTCCTGATCACCGATGACGCCGATCTCTTCCTGAAGAGCTGACTCGAATGCTTCCTTCGTCTGGTACAAGAGCGTCAACTCATCAACTACAAAGATTCCGGAACCTTCCATGATCGCGAAGTAAATAGCCGCGATCATTGTCTTCCCAGAGCCGGTCGCATTGAGAATTATCCCGCCGATGTTTGAACGCTTCATCATTCGTTCAACCGCAAGACTTTGGTGCTCCCAGATCTCGATAGATTTGTTTGGTAGCTGGAAGCCTTCCAGTGAGTCGACCTTGAACTGTACGTGACGTCGAAGGTCTCTCAATCGGAAGTGAAGCTTTCGCTCCCGCTCGATTTGTTTGTAACGGTGCAAGAACAATCCGGAAGGAACGAGAGACCCCTTCATCAGACGAATGTAGCCGTCCCACCCGCGACGTCGTTTCATCTGCCAGTAATAGTCTTTCGGACGAAAAATGAACTCGTCCGAGAGGTCATCTGGGAACGGATAAACGAGCCGCGTGAAACGGTTTCCGACCTCTCCTTTGACCACAGTCCTCATGCTATTCAGTCTAGCATAGTTTCCCGTATACAAGCTAGGATAGTTTCCAGAAGATTCCTCTTGACATCTTTCCGGAACCTGTGCTCCAATGGAGTCCGTGGCAATCAACCGCGTATATCTAAACCTGGAGGTCGCACTATGGCAAGATGTCAACCATGTGAACCGATCATGACTGGACTACAGTTTCTGTATGCTTGCCGGAAAGCAGTGAAGGATGAGACCGCGTTAGTGGTTGACAGTGACATCCTTACGTTGGGCTTCGCGAAATTGGTTTTAGCGCTGTACGAAGGAATGCCTGAACTTGACCGAAAGGAATTCTTCGCCCAAGACGCCACGATGATCATTGCCGCGATTCGTCTATCACTCTCAGGTTACGCATGAGCCTAAATCTTTTTAAACTTTTTGGAAGATTTCTCTTGACAAAACCTTCCGGAAGGTTTAAGCTTTAATCATGACAGACGCAAGAATCACCGCCTCTCTCGCAAAGCTGAATGATAGTCCTCTGCATCTCGGATACACTCTTCCGAAGCTTGCCGCCGCCTTCAACCGCGTGACCGTCTCGACCTCGTGGAAAGAGGTTATCAATAAGCAGTTTCCTACCGTCCTGACTCGTGCAGAGAAGAGCGCAATCGCCGCCTCTGTCGGCTTCTACACTGGCGAGAATCCTGTCATCACTGACAACTACTTTGGGACAAGAGTTGCCGGTCGAGGTTATTACAAGGTCATAGGAGCTTAGATCTCCTGACGTCCGACCGGAAGCGGACGATAAAGAATCCTTCCGGAGAAAGCGAGGACGCTATACGACGCTAACGATTTGTCACACAATTGAATAGGGGATTTGCCTTGTAAGCGGTCCCCACTCATGACAGGGATCGGAACTTTCGGGAGAGGGTTCCGGTCCCGATCTATTTTAGGAGTTGACAAAAGCTTCCGGAAGGTTTATTCTTGAATCATGCTAGACGCTGACAGAGTTCAAACGAACAAAGAAGCAAAAGCCGAAGCGAGGAAAGTTCAGAAGCAGTTTCCGGGATCTCTCCTGAAAACTGGTAAGTGGGCAATCTATGTTTACTTTGAAAAGACGGAAGCCGAAGTAAAGGCAACAGCGGACGGAGTTTCTCGCTGGAACGTCAAAGCATCTTGGGATCGCTGGACCTTCACAAAGAAAGAAAAAGCAGCGGGAAAAGTTCCCGGATGGTATCGGGAGAGGATTCCAGTCTCGCTCTAGTTTAGGAGTTGACAAAAGCTTCCGGATGTATTACTATGAAGTTGTCGCCGGGATCGCCTAACCCGTGATCACCGCGCGGCAACTCAAAAGTGTTTGTAACCTCCAGAAGGACCCGGTTTGTCGCTGGGTCCTTCGTCGTTTCCGGAACAATAAGACCCGCTTCCAGAAGCGTTTTCCCCTCAAAGAGTTAATCGAGTACTAGTACAATCCTAGACAAGACTAGACCTTAGAAGGAATCTTTCCGGAATTCGAAGGTAAGACTAGGGAGGTAAGAGGGTCGTTCGTTTCCCGCGTCCGACCCTCTAAGGTTCGGAAAAGATGTTCCGGATCATGGCGGACCCGGTCATCTCTAGGCGAGTATCAATTGATCCAATGCTAGCAGATCTTCCGGAGATTGTCCAGAGGAATAGGACTAGCACGAGAAGAAGCTCTCTGACGCTGTCAAACGCTTCGAATGCCCCGAACTATGTTGAGACCCTCAGGAGCGCGTCAGAGAGCCCCAGTTCCGCAAGGATACGTCTTCTACTTCAGGTCTGGATATTGGATCTTCTTCGGTTGATTGCTGATCAGCATTTTGAAAGCGGAGTGTTGCATCACATACTGACCGCCCGCGTTGAACAAAAAACCGACGATGTTCGCTACAGTCAAGCCGGTAATCGTCAGAACGCCGCCATCAAACGTGTAGAGGATGCCCGCTGTTGACAACGCCGCGACCAAAGCAGAGAAGCCACGAAGAAGACCCGGATGCTCAGCCGTGAACAAGCTCAGCCCTTTCGCGGGAGAGTTCTTCAAGAACTGAATTACATAGGATGCAAGGATCGCAATGATTACATTGTCTCCGGAAAGTTGTTCAGTCATTGTATGGGAACCTCGAAAAGAGTTTCATGTTACTTACCTAGTTGTGCAATGATCAGCGCGACGATGCCAGTCCCGAGCGCCGCAAGGAATCCAGACGCCGCGCCTATGATGCTCGACCGCATCTCCAGACTAGCGACTCGTTCCCGTAGCAGGGAGTTTGATTCCGTCAGCGTCGAAAGGGTTTCTTCATGGTCCGCATACTTCGCGAGTTCGACTGCAAGAGTCTGAACTTTCAGCGCCATCGATTCCAGTACATCGCTATGACGACGGAGTTCATTCAAGACGAGACGCTCGTATTTGTTCCAATCATTTTCGGGAGTTTGCTCTTCTTCTCTCACGCCTTTAATTATCCGGTCTAGTAGATCTTCGAGCCGTAGCCGTCGATTAAAACCGGAATTCCCTTCGGTGAGAGAATCTCTGAATACACTGAAAAGATTCGGACAGTTCCCCCACTGCTTTGGTGGTAACCGATCTTTGCTGAAACCATTTCGGCAAAAGTCCAGGCAGATCCTGTTGCAGGGTTGCGATTCCAGACAAACTGAATCGAGGTTCGATCTGTGTCCGGATTGCCTGAAGTCCATGTCAAAGTAGCCGGGTCCGGAGTATAGGGTCCATTGATCAAGTCGGCGTAATAGGTCGTTCCATCGATCTTCAACGTCGGGACTACGACGCTATCGGAGTCCATCGCTTGCGCCGCGACCGTGACCGCGACCGCTAACGGAATCTCATATTCGTAGGCGTACCGCTTTGAAAATGTTGCCGCCATGCCAGACTGGGAAACGAGGTACTGATCATAGTCCGGAACGTCAAAGATACCACTTGCCCAGTAGTCGGAAACTAAATCCCATTCATCTATCCCCGGATGGCTCTTCGTAATGCCAGCGGAGATCGCATCATTGGCGACAGGCGTGAGAAGTTGAACGCGGCAGTCTCCTAGATCGCCAACGTTGATATCCGCTTCATCGGTGACGTAGCAGTTGTCAAAAACGACATCCCGCGCTCCAAAGTCCTGGTAGTAGATCATCGGTTGGTTGCCGCCCGGTGTTCCACTGAAGACAGCGACGTCTTCCACTCCTATTGTTCCGGAAGCAAAGTCCGCATAGAAGCTCCGCCATGTATCAAATTCGTCAAGCGGATCGATGATCCCATTCTGTTGCGCGAAAGTGCCGCCGAACTTGTCCGCCTTCGTTCCCGCTGTCCAGAGTTCGTAGTAGAATCGAGCATCCCCCGCATCCCACTTACAAACAAATGAGTGTACGATGCTCGTGTCTCCGGAAGCTACGCGAAAATACGCACAATTTGCGACTGAGCGAGGAACGCCTGCGCGTCCAAAATTAAGGAAGTCCATTCGCCAGAAGAGATCTCCGGTCCGGTTTGGGAAAGCAAGAGTCTGACCACCGTAGCCGAATCCAGTATTCGAGTAGTAACCGCCAACATCCCGCCGATCTGGTGAGTCGCCGTTTTCGTTGTAGCGCCCATACTCATATCGGCTTCGAGCCCCTCTGTCGCTGACCTTTGTCCAGCGTCGGTAGTCATTGAACTGAGAGTGACCGTCAAAGCCATCGATTAGAAGGACCGCCATTAGACATAACCTGTGACGGTGACGGTTCCGTTTTTGCCGGGAGTCGTCGAACCTATTTGAAGAATGTCGATCCGAATGATCGCGCCCTTCGGCAGTGTGAGCGGAGCCGCCACGAAACTGCTGAAGGTATACTGTCCCGATCCGATCTCGGTTATACTTCCGGAAAGAAGAACTGAGACGCCGTTTGACTTCACATCGAGAGAGACTGTAGCTCCTGTAGGCGGAGTCGCAAAGTTGACCTTAATATCTTTCAAGGTCAGGTTCCATGGCAACTCTTGACGAGCTACGTCGTTCCTAACTACGATCCCCGGATGATCAAGCGGCGGAGAATCCCATGCAAGGTTGAAAGCAATACTCTTCAATTGCTTAACCGGATTCTGCCGGATACGCCGAACCAAACGTTGCATCGTTGCGAGAGCGTCTCTCTGTTGGATCTGATTCGAGACTGTGACCGTGTGTGAGAGCACCGTTCTCTGACGCTCTTCTAGTGTGACCCGCTCGACGGTGCCAGTGACGCCGGTCACATTCCATGAGGGCAGGTTCAACGACATATCCTGTCCCGGTTCGAGACCCCACTTCTCAGTTTCAACCGTAACCTCGACACCGAACTCTGAGAAGCGGTCGAGAAGTGCGTTCGCGTACTCTTCGAGTAGTTGCGGGTCATCAACATCATTAACGATCTCGCTCGACGCATAGATGCCTGTTCCGCCTTCAACCGCCGCCCGCGCGTCGATCTCCGTTTGATTGTCAACAACCATCGGCGGAATGCCCTGAGACTCAGAGCTTATATTTCCGGAAGGTTGAACCGTTCCACCGATCTGCTCTGTCGCTTCGAACGTAACCCGGAGAATGTCTCCCCCGGTCGGATACGCGCCCGGTTTCCCGAGATGATTCCAGACCATGTCTAGTTTCCCTGGGTAAGTCTCATCGTCTGAGGTTCCATAAACAACGACGTAATCCCAGTCGGACGGAACGCCCCCCTCATCAAGGTAGTACCATGACAACGGAGTTCCATTCAGCGTGACTGACAGAATCCGTTTGATGTGGTTCTCGTAGCGACTGTCTGAGAGGAATTGACCGGAGTAGAAGACCGGAAGACCGTCAACAGTTGTGTCAGTCGGAACCGTGTACTCAAACGTGATGATCCCGCCCGGTCCGCCGAAGATCGTATATCCGGGAGCGCCCGTGACACCAGTCGTAGCTTTCGCGAAAGTTGATTTGATATAAATCCGGTTCCGGTAAAGTCCGCGATTCTTCCGGACACGAAGATTCCGCCAGTCTTCATTAGGCGTTTCAGTAATCGCCCATGGTGCCGAAGTTGATTCCGCAGGTCGATCATACATTCGGAAGTTTTTATCAAAATCGACTTGCCAGTTCCATCCGGTAAGTTCTCCGAGTTTGTCAAGCGCTTCGTTCAACGGGATCGCGTCGAACTCGATATCGCCGATAACGATTCCTGGGTCTCCCTGACTGAGATAAGATATTCCTTCCGGAACCAAGTACTTCTCACTGATATCATCGAGGATCGACGTTAGTGTTCCAAAGGAGTTCTCCGCGTACTTCGCGCGAATGATCCGCCGCGAGAGTGCCTTTGCCCAATCTGTCGCCTGAATGTCATGGAAAGTTTCGAGTCCGCCCGTCGTCGGTGACTTCGTCGTCTCGAAGCTGTCAACCGTTCCCGCGAAGAGTTTCTTCCAGTCGGAAGAAGCCTCATCCCAGAAGTAGAGTAGAACATCCTGACCGAGAGATGGGAAGTAAGTTCCCGCCGAATCATAGACTCGGAAGGATGTAGCGCCTAAGAAGTTCAACTGCCGGTCGATCCTGACAGAGTCGACAAGCGCGTTCATCTGTTGACCGTTTACATGAACAACAAAGGGTGAGTATCCGGAAGCTACCGGGTCGTCGAGAAGCTGAAGGACCGCGCCGCTTTGACCAAACCGTTCCGCCGATGGAATCCCCACTAGACCTAGCATCGGAAATAGAAGCGAACCGTCCGCGCCAAAGTTTTCTAGAGATGGAATGCCCTTTGCACCTACGATGACCGCGACAGTCCCGTCAGTGCCGAAAGCTTCAGCCGATACGATGCCCGCCGCTCCGGTGATTGCACCCGTGACGGAGCCGCCTGAACCGAAAGCTTCAGCGGAAACTATCCCAGAGATACCCGTCAGTGGTCCTGCGAGAGTGCCTGTCGCACCGAAGGCTTCCCCGGAAGGGATTCCAGTCGCTCCGGTGAGCGGACCCGTGATGGAGCCGTTAGCGCCGAAGGCTTCAGCCGTTATGATTCCGGTTGCGCCGATCAATCCCTGTTGGTAAACAAGACCTGCGAGAGGAGCACCGAAGGCTTCAGCCGAAGGGATGCCGGTCGCACCTGTGAGCGGACCTGTTACGATACCACCTGACCCAAAAGCTTCAGCAGTAGAGATTCCGGTTGCGCCGATTAAAAGCGTCTCACCTACAAGACCATCAGCGCCAAATGTTTCTCCGGAAGGAATTCCTGTAGAACCTGTGATGGTTAGAGGAACAAGTACTTCGCCGCCC